TCCGTTTTTAATTGATTGTCCTATGTATGCCATTATGCTTTTTCTCCATACAATGTAAATTTTCCAGATTCAATATTACCACTAGAACTTGCTAATCTCATGTAATTAAACGCAGCATTGTATTCAAATACTGCACCTCCAGAAATTATGTAAAAATCACTACCACCACCATGACGAAATATATGACGAAAGTCTGCATATTTATATCCTGTGCTTGTTAAACCATTTATTAAAATAGTTCCTGCACAGCCATCTGCACCATCATCTTGATAACCAAGAACTATTGTTCCATTATTAGAGCCTGATGCTTGTTCAGGACCTGAAGCAGAACTCGAAAGGTTATTGTAATCTTGTCCTTTTTTTGTGTTGCCTAAAAAATTAGAACCATTATCAGTAGACAACATAAGATTTAATGTAGTTTGATCAGTTTCGGGAACAACTCTACTATATTTAAGAACATAATTTACGAAAGAAGATGTTATAATTGAATTATCAAAATTAACAGTTGCACTGTCACTTGCATCTACTGTAGCTAATTTGACAAGGTCTGTACCTGTCACTGTGCCTGTGAAGGCAAAGCTATCACTTAAATCTATACCTGATGAGGCTACTGTTGTTTTACTCACTTATCTCTCCTATGGTTTAGTAGGCCAAGTTGCGTTCTCGCACTTCTCTACTGTATCTTTTCCCGCAGGTAAATCTCTTAGGTTCTGTCGATATGTTTTCATATCGTCACTAAGAGTATTATCTGATAAAGCTAGATAATCTGTTTCTGCTAATAATCTGTTTCTTTTACTTCTTAATTGAGCCAAGGCTCTAGCAGGAGCTGCATCAGCCCATGCTTTCTCTTCTGCGTCCCTGGCGGTCTCTTCTTCCGCTGTAAACTGAACCTTAACTCCATTTATATTATGATATCTTGGCATTTTTTTACTCCTTTCCCTTTATATCAATTTTTCTAGTTAATTCCATACATTTCTATGGTTCCTGAGTCTATCGTACCCGAAGACATTGTAAATTGTACTGCATTTACTGCACTAGTAGTATTTCCATATCCTGAGCCTGTAGTATTAAAAACTGCAAAATCACCATTTGATAAAGTAGCAGTTTGTATTAATACATGCTTAACAAAAGTGGTTGAACTTGGGTCAAATAAAAACATTTGACCACACATATTTGCATCATTAGCATTAGATATGTCATCACCTATAAATTGTGTTCCAGTGCCTTGTGCTAAGTCAGTTCCTGTTTCATATGCTAAAGCTGCAGTGTTACCCGCCTCATTATGATAAGCCTTAAAACTATGAGTAGTTTTTGCCACATTATAGTTAGAGCCTCCATCCACTGATAAGTTATACTGTAGTCTCGTTGCATTATTAGACGGATGTATGTTAATAAATCTAAACTTATAAATGTTATATGTGCTATCTATATTACTTGTAAAATCTAATGAGCTACTACTAGAAGCTGTTAATGTAGCTAGTTTTGTTTCTTCATAATCTATCGTTGATATAGAGTTAGTCCCTGTAAAAGCATAATTAGCAGTTAAGTCCATGGATGCAGGTTGTATCTTACTTAATGCCATACAATGCTATCCTCCCTGAATCCATATTTCCTGCACTTAATTTAAATCGTATTGCATTTATAGCACTTGTAGTATTAAAATAACCTGCGGTCCATCTTTCAACTGAAATATCTGATGGGTGCAACACATTTGTTCTAGCCATAAAATGTTTTACAAAAGTTGTGCTACTTGGGTTAAACAACCACATTTCACCACTAACACATTCATCATTACCATTACCTACAGTAGCAGAAATTATTTGAAAGCTACTGCCTTGTGCTTGGTCCGCAGAACCTGTATATCCTATTTCAGCATTTGTAGAATCATCTTCACTATGAGCAGATTGAAAAACAGTTGAGGTTATATTATTAGCATAATCACCATCACTAGATGATGCACCTTGTGTGCTTCCTTGAAAAACCAAATCGCCAGAACTTCCACTAGCATGAATATTTATGAATTTAAAATAATATGTTTTATAAGTATTATCTAAAACCACACTATTTGAACCATCAATAAAGGTTCTTGTTGTACTACCACTAGCATCTAAATTCTTAATTAAAAATAATTTCTGTGTAGATACAACTCCAGTTACTGTGCCTGTCAGAGCATAATTATCTGTTAGGTCAAAAGAGTTTGCTGCTAATTTACTAAGTGCCACTATACTACTCCAAATAAATCTATTGTTCCGCCTTGTATTTCACCACTATTGAATTTAAATTGAACACCATCTATAGCTGTGGTTGTATTAATATATCCTGCAATAAAGTGATTATTAGCATAATCACCTCCTGTAACAGAACTTCCCACTGCAATAAAATGTTTTACAAAAGTTGTGCTTGAGGGGTTGTACAACCTCATTATACCTGATGCACTTTGGTCATTATCATCACCTATAAATCTTAAAATAGTTTGAAAACCTGTGCCTTGTGCTATATCTAAACTTGTTTGATATCCTAAACTAGTAGAACTATCTGCTTCATCATGTATAGCTTCAAAATAAGATGTAGTTTTAACAGCATCATAATCACTTCCACCATCTCTAAATCCTACTTGTAAATCTTTTTCATCATTTTGTGGATGTATGTTGTTAAACACAAACAAATATTCTTTATATGTAGAATCTATACCACTAGTAAAACTTGCAGTAGAATCAGAGCCATCAGAAGTAAATGTGCTGATTAATACTAAAGGTGTATCATCAAATCCTGTGACTGTGCCACTAAATCCAAATGTACCTGCAAGATTTAAGCTATTGGCTTTTATCTTGGATAGTGATGTAGAGGCTGTTGCCATTATCTTACCCCTTTATCTAATTAACCATTCTTCTACAGTGTCAGAAATATCTCTCATCTTTAGCCATCTGTCTCCTGTAGGTTGTCCTTTTCTAATTCTTAATTTACCCATTAATCCAACCGCACTCCATTCTTTTCTATTTTCCCTTGAGATGTATGTTGTGCTTGAATTCCAACTAGGATTTACTTTTCTTCTTTTTAGATTTTGTCCTTCTTCATCTTTTGAAATAACTGTAGCATCTTCAGGTACAGTAATATTATCTGGAATTAAATCTGTTTGATAAGAAACTAAACTACCTTCACTATCTTTCCATTGTGTTTGAGTATAGTCTTCATAAATATATCTACCATAATCATCTTTGAGATGTTTTCCTTGCCATTTATTCCAAGAGTTATCTCCTACAACAGCAGGATTTCCTGATATAACTCCTATGATATTAGATGCATTGTCCTCGCTTGTAGCTTTACGAATTTGATGCCCATCAAGAACCACAGAATATCCTACTCTATCTTCACTAGATGTATTACCATCTTTCCATTCAAAATATTCTGCATAGTCAGCACCACCACCGTTCCAAGAACCATCTGCATATGCTTGACCATCGCCTCTTAGGTTGTGTTCTAAATCAGTTCCATCACCAGAATATGTTAAAATAAATTGATAACCACTATTAGCAGCACGGTGTGCGTTTAATATAACAACTCTTTCAGAAAAACTGCCATTTGTGTTTTCTGCTTGTATCACATCATCATTAACGGTTTCTGTTACACAAAATCTTCCCTGACCAAAAATAGGACTAGTGCTACCAACAAATACATCACCTCCGCTAGTTAAACGCATAACTTCTGAAGCAACTCTCGCACCATCTGGTGTTACAGAAAAAGTCATTAGTCCAGGTGTGTCATTAGTGCCAGGTGCCGCATCTATTGACACAGCTATTCTAGCTACATTATTATTGTAACCAGTATCATCCCCATCGTCTGCTCTAAAGTCTACAGAACCAACCTCATCGCCATTATTTACAATAGTTTGACTTCCCGGAGTTGTGTTTCTTGATTTAATAAAACATAATGTAGAAGCAATACTATCGTTAGTAAAATCTCCAATGAGCACATCTCCGTTTACTTTGAATCCAGTGGGAAATGCATCTGGACCAAAAGAAGTGGGAGTGTTTAATGTTACGACAGCATTCCCAACGTGCAAGGTATCAGTATTACCTGCCTTAAAATCTATTCTATCATCAGTGTCTGCTGTGATACTTGTGTCACCATCAACATCTAAAATTAACTCGTCACCATTGATGTCTCTGTTCATCGGTCCACCCACTGCACCAGATATTTCTACAATAAAGATATTATCTCCACTTGCGGGTGCTGTGGTAAAAGAAATTTGAGAGCCACCACTAGCCAAAGTAAAGTCAGTGCCTGGTCTTTGAATAACACCATTTTTAGATACTAATAATTGTGCAGGGGAACCTACCTGTGTACCTAGATTAAAAGCAGTAGTAGAACTATTAAAAGTTCCACTAAATCCTAAATCTTTAAAGGTTCCGTTTTTAATTGATTGTCCTATGTATGCCATTAAATATTTACCTCAACTATTGTATTACCTGCCGCTACCCATTCTTGAATTACTTTATAGTGGTAATTATCTACGTCATCAGGAACTAAAGACACCCCTCCAGACCAAACAACTCTGTAGTCTATACTGCCAGTAGAGGAATCTGTTAATTTTTTAACTTCTGTAATGTTGTCTTTGTTCATGTCAACTCCTATAATTCTGACTCAAATTTAAATGTTCCATTTTGTAATAACCCCACTTTTCCATTTTGGTCACTAAAGGCATTACCATCATAAAATCTTATTCTAGCAGTTTCATTATCTTTTTGAGAACTATACAACATACTTGTTGTAATACTTTTATCATTGCCGTTTGTTATAAATTCTGCATTAGTAGTTTGACTAATTGAGGGAGCAGCTCTCATTGGAGGATTAAAAATATATCCTGCATAACAATTACTATTATCGAATGCAAACATATCATGTAATGCATAATGATTTAATCCGTCAGTTTTAGGTGATTTTACAAAATATCTTCTACACTTATGTAAATTATTTGAAAAACTTTCAAAAGGAAACGGAGGTATTGTATTACTATCAAATTCTCCAATTTCTAGTTGTACTCCTGTGATGTACCAATTATTAGATGTGCTATCTGCGTTATTAACTTGACCTACTGCATTATTAGCTGCTGTATGTGATTGCCATGTTGTTGCTAATGTTCCAGAGGTAAAATTACTACCTGCTGTTAACCACCAGTTAATTCTAAAACCCTCACCATTATTATTGTCTATTACTCCAGTAGTGTCTGCAGCAAAAACTACTGTTTTCTTTTCCCATGTATTAGTTGAGTTGACAGTGTAAGTCTGTGCTTGACTTCTACTATCATCATTTTGATATATCCAAATAGCATGAGTGCCTGTTTTTGTGGCGTTTACCCAAAAAGATAAAGTAATTTTTTTAGCACTTGAAGTGCCGTATCTTAACAACTGTAAATCTTGTGCTTCAATTCTGTATGTGATTGCAAGAGCATCATCCGCATCTGGAGAACCTGCCGCTGTAGTGCAATCCATTTTTAAAGATGTCGTAAAACCTTGACCAGTAGGCACATCTGTTGATTGAGTTTGTGTAAATCTAGCTGATGGGCTACCTTCAACCTCCAGTTTCCATCTATCACAAGTATTATACCCTGCACTTGCACCTAGACCTGTGGCGGAGGTTCCTCTCTGTGCTACGGCCATATCTCCATTGATGATTAAAGGAGTTACAATTCTATTTCTATCTAATCCCGCATCTGTTACTTTTGTAATACTCATCTATCCTCCTATGGTTTAGTAGGCCAAGTTGCGTTTTCGCACTTCTCTACTGTATCTTTTCCTGCAGGTAAGTCTCTTAGTGCTTGACGGTATGTTCTCATATCATCACTAAGAGTGCTATCTGATAAAGCTAGATAATCTGTCTCTGCTAATAATCTGTTTCTTTTACTTCTTAATTCAGCCAAGGCTCTAGCAGGAGCTGCATCAGCCCATGCTTTCTCCTCTGCGTCCCTGGCGGTCTCTTCTTCCGCTGTAAATTGGACTTTTACTCCGTTTATATTGTGATATCTTGGCATGATCTCTCCTTTATATCAATTTTTCTAGTTAATTCCATACATTTCTATTGTACCTGAGTCTATGTTTCCTGTCGAAAACTTAAAACTTACAGCATCTATAGCAGAGGTTGTATTAAAATGTCCTGCTACATGATAATCTTGTTGAAATCCTCCACTACCTGAGTCATATCCTTGTGCAGCATTTCTACATATAAAATGTTTCATAAAAGTCGTAGAACTAGGATTAAATAAAAATAATTCACCACTACAATTTTCATCTGCTACTGCACCACCTTGATAGCCTAATGGTTGATATGCAGTCTCGCCTGATTGGCCCTCTTCATTGTCAGCACTTCTTGATTGTAAAGCTGCACCAGAGTCTCCTTCAAAGTGATATGCTCTAAATACTGTTGTAACCATAGCTGTATTATAATTACTTCCTGAATCAGTGCTTCCTTGAAAAGACCATTGAGCATCTTGATTGTGAGAAGGATGTATATTAACCCATCTAAATTTATAAATATTATAAGTGTTATCTATACTGCTTGTAAAATCTAATGTAGCACTACTAGATGCTGTTAATGTAGCTAATTTTTTTTCTGGATAATCTACTGATGATATAGAGTTGGTTCCTGTAAAAGCATAATTAGCAGTCAGGTCCATAGATGCAGGTTGAATTTTACTTAATGCCATATAATGCTATCCTCCCTGTTTCAAAAGTTCCTGCAGAAGTTGAAAACTGAACACCATCTATTGCTGCTGTGACATTACAATATCCTGAATAAAACTCCTGTGCTGATGTATCGGAGTGATTACTTATTTGGTTCACTCCCATAAAATGTTTTACAAAAGTAGTGCTGCTTGGGTTAAACAAATATAATTCTCCATTAAAATTTTCATCATTATCATTACCTACAGAAGTTGCGATTTTTTGTGCACCCGTGCTTTGTGCTAAATCCGCACCCGTTGAATAAGCCAAACTAGTAGAACTATTATTCTCAGGATGATTAGCTGCAAAAAATGATGTTGTTTTAGTTGCATCATAATTACTTCCACCATCTCTAAAATTTACAGAAAATGTAGTTGTATTATTAGAGGGGTGTATATTAATCAATCTAAACAGATATGTTTTATATGTGCCATCTAAAACCACACTACTAGCACCATTAACAAAGCTAATAGTAGAATCTGCACTAGCATCAATATTCTTAATTAAAAATAATTTTTGTGTAGATATAACTCCAGTTACTGTGCCTGTTAGAGCATAATTATCTGTCAGGTCAAAAGAGTTTGCTGCTAATTTACTAAGTGCCACTATACTACTCCAAATAAATCTATTGTTCCGCCTTGTATTTCACCAGAAACCATTTTAAACTGCACTGCGTTTATGGCAGAAGTTGTATTAAAATATCCTGCTGTAAAATAACTTACACTTGCAGGTTGAAAATTCATATATTGTACTTGACTAACATAATGTTTTACAAATGTCGTACTACTAGGATTATATAATCTTAAAAATCCAGAACCCGAACAGTCATTAGCATTTCCAAAACCCTCACCAATAACTGCAAATCCTGTTCCTTGTGCTACATCATTGTCTGTGTAAGCTAAAGCATTGTAACCATCATCTTCTCTTAACCTAGCACTAAAGTTAGTATTTGTTAATGTTACTCCATAACTAGACCCACCATTTGTACTAGTTTGAAAAGTAAGATGTTTGTCGTCAGTTTCTGCGTGTATATTATTAAACACAAATAAATATTCTTTATATGTAGAATCTATACCACTAGTAAAACTTGCAGTAGCATCAGAACCATCAGAAGTAAATGTGCTAATTAATACTAAAGGTGTATCATCAAATCCTGTGACTGTGCCACTAAATCCAAATGTACCTGCAAGATTTAAGCTATTGGCTTTTATCTTGGATAGTGATGTTCCAACCTCTCCAAATGCCATTTACTTTCCTGTCAGTGCTTTTATTTCGTCATCTGTCAAACCAAGATTTTTTAATTTAATTTTACCTGATGCCTGATTTGTTTCTTTGTCTGTTTTTGCTTGAGCAATTTGTTGTTTTTGTGTTTTTACTTCATCAGTAATATCAAAAGTTCCATCTTCTTTTTTTATCATTTCAGCACAAACACTATCGCTTACTTCTTCCCATCCTTCGACTGGTTGGTAAGAAATCATTTTAACTATATTATTTTCTATTAATGCGTATTTCATTTTATGCTACCTTCCAAATTAAAACATCTGTATATACATTTGTTCTACTGTCTGCTGTATCAATTCCAAAACCATTTCCAGAATTTGCTTTTTCTGTATAATGCCTTATTTCAAAAAGTTTTTGTGCAGAAATAGTAAATCTTCCTCTAACAAAAGACGGTGAATATCCTTGATTATTGTCATCACTAAAATTACTATGACCTAAGATAGTAACACTAGAATCACTTTGATTGTATAACATAGCTCTATTCATATCTGTTTGATACGCATAAGACCACGCATCAATAAAATAAGTTCCCGCAGGTAAAGTTATTCTATTAGAACCTAAACTAGCACCACTAATTTCATTAGTAACTACAGTATTTAAAACTTTTACATTGTCTGTAGTAGCACTAGCATCACCACCAGCCGAGCCTGTTGCTTTTTCATCTCTAACATGAAGCAGTTGTGATTCATATACACCTTGTATATGTGAAAAATCTATTCTTTTTATTGTACCTGCGTCTGATACTAAAAACTCATCTGTACTTGCGGGGGTCTCAGCTAAAGCATCATGTCCTGATATAACTGTGTTGTCAAAAGAATCTGCATTGACAGTTCCTGCTGCAGGACTAATTGTTCCTACTGCTTTTGCTTGATGTACTACATAAATATTATTTGTACCACTAGGAGGTGCGGCAGCAAATGTTAGTGTAGTGCCTGATAAACTGTATGCAGAGTTTGGGTCCTGTCTGACATTTTCTACAAAGACTTCTATGTCTAGTGTAGAACTTGGTGCAACATCTAATGTAAATGCTGTTGTACTAGCATTACCACTAAATCTTTTTCCTACTAAAGACTGAAACTGATTGGTTGTATCTATAGGTGTACCAACGTATGCCATTCTAGGTTATCTCCATAATTGATAAAGCTATATC